CTTATCATCCGGCATCTATGTCCATAACTCCTCAGAGGGGCGTGGGTCAAAAGTTGAAACGTTGCCCGGGGGTCAGAGTTTGGGTGAAATCGATGATCTCCAATATTTCACCAACAAGCTAGTACGTGGTCTGCGTATTCCATCTAGCTATCTACCAACTGGCGCAGATGACTCTTCCAGCCAATTTAACGACGGACGTGTGGGCACTGCGTATATCCAAGAACTGCGATTCAATACATACTGTGAACGTCTCCAGACACTGGTTACTGAGGAGTTCGATCAAGAATTCAAGCGTTTCCTTCTGAAGAAGGGAGTGAACATTGACACTTCAATGTTCGAATTGAAGTTTCATCCTCCCCAGAACTTTGCTGCATATCGCCAGAGTGAAGTCGATAATGCCAGAGTCGGAACATACTCACAGATGCAAGCCATTCCGTTTATATCCAATCGCTTTGCGATGAAGCGTTTCCTGGGCCTCTCCGAAGAAGAGATTGCAGAAAACGAACGGTTATGGCTTGAAGAGAACGAAGACGACGTGGATGTCGGAAACGATCCATCTGCTGAAATGCGTGACGCTGGTGTGTCAGCAGCCGGAATTGAGAGTGATCTGGGCAATCTAGAAGATGAAATGGATATGGGCGAAGAGCCAATGGATGGCGGAAACCTAGACGACATTGAAACTACAACTGATCAGACAGTTGGACCATCAGGGAGCGGACAAGGACAGTAATTATGATTCTACGTGAATTCTTCTATAAAGACGAAGAGACCGGTGACTTTGAGGACGACAAGCGTTATGACCCCGTTCATGACAAACTATCAACTCTTGAACGTGGTGACACAAGAAAAACCAGACTCAGTCTGAAACAAATCAACCGAGTTCGTCGGGCAAGTGAAGCCCAAGACAAAGAGCGACGGAAAGAGCTTGATTCAGTCAAGCGTATGTATTCAGCGGCAAGCAACTCAGAAGAAGGACTTTAAATGTCCACGGCTTTTGTCATTGGAAATGGGGTTAGCAGGACGCCGGTCCCCATTGAACGACTGAAAGATCATGGGACAGTGTATGGATGCAATGCCCTGTATCGTGATTTTACTCCTGATCATCTGGTTGCAGTTGATGAAAAGATGCTGAAGGAACTTGATAAGACTGAATGTTCTTGTCCTATCTGGACATATTATAAAGATCACAGGAAGAAGAAGCCATATCAATTCTTCCCTGAAAAACTTGGATGGAGTTCAGGTCCCAGTGCTTTAAACTTATCCACCATTCATGGTCACTCCGTGGTGTACATCTTGGGCTTTGACTATTCAGGCATCGACCGAAAGATAAATAATATATATGCCGGAACCAATAATTACCGTGGAAAGGACAGCATTCCAACCTACTATAGAAATTGGTTATGGCAGACCCAGAAAGTTATCGGGGACAATCCAGAAGTGAAATTTATTCGCGTGATTGACGAAAACTGTCTGGGACCAAACAGTTTTAGTGGTCTGGGCAATCTCAGCCATGAATCTGTAAGTAGCTTCCTGGAAAAGGTTCAAAACGGGCGATTTTGAGCCCTTTTCTGGGTGGTTTTATAAACTACGCATAAATACTGTATATAAACGGTTCAATGTAAGAGCGATTACGGGAGTTTACAATGGCTGATATGAACAAGTTCGAAGAAATGCTTGAGCGTCTTATTAACGAAGACCGCCAGGGCGCAGAAGAACTATTCCACGATATCGTGGTTGAGAAATCACGTAGCATCTACGAATCTCTTCTGGATGACGAAGAGTCCGAATACGACTTTGAAGAAGCTGAAGATGTTGGCGGCGATGCAACTGACGATCTGATGCGTGATCTTGGTCTTGAAGACGAAGGAGAAGAAGATGATTCAGAAGTTGACATGGATCTCGACGTTGACGCAGAAGGCGAAGACGACGAAGAAATGGAAGACCGCGTTGAAGATCTAGAAGACGCCCTCGACGATCTCCGTGCTGAATTCGAAAAACTAATGGCTGACGAAGACGGCGAAGAGGAAGATTCCGAAGAAGACGAAGAGTGGGATGACGAGTCTGAAGAGTCTGACGAAGAAGATTCCGAAGAGGATGAAGACGAAGAGCAGACAGACGGCGAGCAAATGCGCGAGTACGTTGAAAAGGTTGCTCCTGCCAAGATGGGCGACAGTGGTTCCAACACTAAGTCCGCTGTAGCCGGCAAGAACGACATGGGCGGCACCACTGACAACATCGCACGCGATGACACTGAAGAAGGCGGCGCAAAAGTCAAGCAGCCCAAGACCCACGATGCAGGCAACGTCAACAAGCCAGGCGCCAAAGCATCCAAGAGCCTCAAGAGCCAGAATACTGGTCATGGCGCTGAGAAGAAGGGTGCAGGCGAAGGTGCTGACAACAAAACCTCTACCGTTGGCTCCAAAAAGCAGAAGTAAGACACGCTAAATACATATAGCACGCAAGGAGTCGCAATGAGAAAGGTACTACAAGAATTTCTTCCACAGGCACAGAGCAACTATGTTGTTGAAGCCAAAGAAGAATTCGATTCTCAAGGTAATAAGAATGGTAAGAGTCTGTACCTCTCTGGTATTTGCATCCAAGGTGGTATTAGGAACGCCAATCAGCGTGTCTATCCAGTAAATGAAATTCAGCGTGCGGTTGACCATGTTAAAGAACAACTGTCAATGGGTTATTCAGTAGTGGGTGAAGCAGATCACCCACAGGGTCTGAATATTAACCTTGACCGTGTGAGTCACATGATCACTGACATGTGGGTTAACGGCAGTGATGGTTATGGTAAGATGAAAATCCTGCCAACCCCCATGGGTCAACTGGTACAGACTATGCTGGAGAGCGGGGTTAAGTTGGGCGTCAGCTCACGTGGTTCAGGCAATGTTAAAGAAGATGGCAGCGGTGAAGTTTCAGACTTTGAGATCATCACAGTTGATGTTGTTGCCCAGCCAAGTGCTCCTGGTGCGTATCCAACACCAATTTACGAACACCTGATGAATACCCGAGGTGGAATGAAGGCTTTTGAAGTGGCTCAGGCGACACGCAATGATCCACGTGCCCAAAAGTACCTCAAAGAATCGTTGATAAATATTATCAACAAGCTCCAGTGAACTAGGAGAACGATATGATCGATGCACTGAAGAATCTCTTTGAAAACGATGTTGTTTCCGAAGATGTCAGGGCACAAATCGAAGAGGCTTGGGAAGCTAAGGTCAAGGAGAACAAGCAACAGGCAGTTGCTGAACTCCGTGAAGAGTTTGCTCAGAAGTATGAATACGACAAGCAAACCATGGTGGAAGCCATTGACCAGATGCTATCCGAGCGCCTAGCAGAAGAGATCCAGGAATTTTCCGAAGATCGTCGTCAGCTCTCAGAAGCCAAAGCAAAATACGCCAAGGCAATGCGTGAGAACGCTGAACTACTGCAAGGCTTTGTGGTTGAACAACTACAAACTGAAATCGAAGAACTGCGCCAAGATAAAAAGGCTATGGAAGCTAAGCAATCCAAGCTGGAAGATTTTGTCGTGGAAGCCCTGTCCAAGGAAATCTCGGAGTTTTACGAGGACAAGAAAGACCTCACGGAAACAAAAGTCCGTCTGGTAAGTGAAGCAAAGTCTCAACTTGATAAGGCTAAAAAGTCTTTCATCAAGAAGAGCGCCCAGGCAGTTTCAGAGACTGTGGATTCTGCACTACGCGGTGAAATCGCGCAACTGCATGAAGACATTGAAGCTGCACGGAGAAACGACTTCGGTCGTAAAATCTTCGAGGCGTTCGCAGCCGAATACAGCACTTCCATGCTAAATGAGAAGGGTGAAGTTGCACGTCTTATGAAGGTACTGTCCACTAAGGACCAGCAACTTGCTGAAGCGAAGGCTCAAGAAGCCCGAGCACGGAAACTGGCTGAGTCAGTAAAGCGCGAAAAGCAACAACTGACTGAATCAGTACGCCGTAAAGAAATCATCGATGATCTAACAGGTGCCCTCGGACGCCATGAACGTGAGATCATGATGGACTTGCTTGAGACGGTTCAAACAGATCGACTTCAAGTTCAATTCAACAAATATCTTCCAAGTGTTATCGGCGGTGAGAAACAGCAGAGCAAGAAGGCTCTTACTGAATCCACTGAAGTAACCGGTAACCGCGAAGCACATCAAACTACTGACGACTCAAACGTTGTTGACCTACGTCGTCTAGCTGGATTAAATTAAGGAGAATATGATGTCAGAACTACTAGAAAGTCGCTGGCAAGAGACGAAGACTGCCCTTCTGGAAGGTCTTCAGGGTAACAAGCGCAGTGTAATGGCAACCACCCTGGAAAACACCCGCAAGCATCTTGCAGAAAGTGCAACTGCTGGTGCTACCAGTGCTGGTAACGTGGCAACCCTCAACCGTGTAATTCTACCGGTTATCCGCCGTGTTATGCCAACTGTTATCGCTAACGAGCTAGTTGGTGTTCAGCCAATGACTGGTCCTGTTGGTCAGATCCACACCCTACGTGTTCGCTATTCCGACACTGTTGGCGGTGCTACTCCAACCAACGCCGGTGAAGAAGCTCTCAGCCCATTCAAGATTGCTGAGCAGTATTCCGGTAACGAAGGCGATCCCGGTCGTCCTGCTCCAACTAGCCAACTCGAAGGTGAGGCTGGTAACCGTCTAAGCATCCAGATCCTCAAGCAGACTGTTGAAGCCAAGACTCGTAAGCTCAGCGCCCGCTGGACTTTCGAAGCTGCTCAGGACGCTCAGTCCCAGCATGGCATTGATGTTGAAGCTGAGATTATGGCTGCCCTGGCTCAGGAAATCACCGCAGAAATCGATCAGGAGATCCTAACCTCCCTGAACGCTCTGGCTGGTACTCCTGCTGAAACCTACGACCAGGCTGCTGTTTCCGGTACTGCTACCTTCGTTGGTGATGAGCACGCTGCACTGGCTGTTCAGATCAACCGCGTTAGCAACCTGATCGCTCAGCGCACTCGTCGTGGTGCTGGTAACTGGGCTGTGGTTTCCCCATTCGCTCTTACCATCCTACAGAGTGCTACTACTTCTGCGTTTGCCCGTACTACTGAAGGCACTTTCGAGGCGCCCACCAACACCAAGATGGTTGGCACCCTGAACAACGCCATGAAGGTCTATACCAACACTTATGCTAGTGACAACAGCCCAGTGCTGGTTGGTTATAAGGGTTCTAGCGAGTCGGACGCGGCTTCATTTTATGCGCCCTATATTCCCTTAATGTCAAGCGGTGTGGTACTCGACCCAAGTACTTTTGAACCTACGGTGAGTTTCATGACTCGTTATGGTTATGTCGAGCTGCAAAACACTGCTTCCTCTCTGGGTAACGCTGCGGACTACCTGGGCAAGGTGGCAATCACCAACACCAACGTTTCTTTCAGCTAATACCTGAAGAACTATTGGTCAAGACTGAGGCGAGCTCCAGGAGCTCGCCTCTCCTGCCTCTATTACTTGTATTCCCGCCTATACACTAAATATCCAGCATTTGAATATCCCATAAGATTCTCCGCCATTAAGGTTGCAAGCGTATCTTCATCATCCACCTCATAACCAACCGCATCAGCAACAGAAGTACCAATGGGAATGTCAACATAAGAAGTTCCGTTGTTCCATACCGTATATGGTTCGGTTACTTGGTCAAGTTCAAACTTCCAATCGCTATCGACTATCTTTCCCTGCTTTGAATAATCAATCCATACTTCACTCGATTTCGCCTTGTTTGACTTGGCGATCATATTAACTGCCAACTCCCAATTCTTCAAGGAATGGCGAATGTCAGTTGTGATCGAGTTAACAACCACCTTGTCGTCTTCGACGGTTACATCATAAACAGCGGCAACTTTGTACTCATCATTCCCTACGGCATAGAACTTATCCCCAGTCACAAAATGAGTTGTTGAGTTATTGCGGATGAACCCCATAGCTGTTTCTCTATCAATCTCATTGAGTAGAGGATTATCTGAAATATTAACCTCTACAAGTTCACCCAACTGCCTGAGGATATACGCCATTGACTGGTCAAACATATGTTCAATATCATAGTCTGTTAGGTGAATTAGAGTTGAGCCATTCTCTTCACACGCAATCGTCTTCTTTTGGTGTTTGTAGTGATAATCCCGCGGGTTATTTTTCCATGTTCTCACTGATGGAAATGAATGATACAACAGACCGTCTATTTCAATAGACAAGTTCTTCTCTGGGATATTGATATCAACATGGCTTTTGCCATAACTCAATCCCAAGACAGTATGTTCAACATCATATCCAAGTTCTTCCAGGAACTCAATTACCAAATGTTCAGCATATGATCTATTGGAAACCAATCTCAGTGGGATACCATGTTTATGGCAATGATAGTGGACAGTGGAATAATGCACCCCTATGATTTTACCAACAGCCAAAGCAGACAATCCAAGCTCAACGTAGTGATGATACATGAAATCATAACTATGTAGTTTGTCTAGCTTGTCTTGGCTCAGTGGTGAAAATTCAATATAGTGCTTCATTTCAGGGCGTTGCATCTGAAATGGAACACCATATCTATTGATATTAGTAGCCTCACGCTTCGCATTAGTGGCGGCAACTTCGTCTGGCGATCTTCCCAGAAGTGAATTACTTGAATTCTTTCCTCTTGAAAGTTGAGCACACGTGCATTTATTGTCACAGAATCTAGGACCATCTTTAAATCTTAATAGTCCTGACCAGTTACCAAATGGACAAATTGGCGTGTACATTCGCATCACACTGAATAGCTTGTATTTAAAGTCATGACTGTCGTCAACGTTGTGGTTAGTATTCACGAAATCAACCAAATGCTTCCTCGAACGAATCATCTGAGTAAAGCTGCGGTTGTGGTTTTCTTCCAAGTAGCGCATTTCTTGAATATATGGATGAATCTTCATATTGTTTGATCTCAAAATTCAGTTAGTACAGTAATTTCTTCACCGTTGTGAGTGACGGTTTCAATTGTCCTCGGACCATCTGAGCCGATGATTACACCCAAAAAGAAATCATGATTGGGGTCATTCTCTGGAATTGGAATATGCAGTCCGGGTTCATAACCATCTACTGACAGTTTGTCGGCAAATATAGAGGTATGAGCACCACTAAACAGTTCTGGATACTTCGCTCTGACATAATTCAAGACAGGGTCAACATAATATCCAGGATTTGGTTTATTGTATTCGTCTATAATACTCCAAACCATTCCTCTAGTTATGATTCCCCACTCGTTGTAACATAGACTGTTAATTATATTCTCTGGGACTCCTTGGTTACGCATCATGGTGATTGCGTCATCTATAACGAGGACACAATCCGAGGTGGCTTCTTTGGATGAGTTGGTATTTGTCGCAAGATCTACTAGTTTGTCTCTGCTTTCTTTGATAAAGAAATATTTGTCAATGAATTCAGGTGCAGTTGAATGGACGTTCACATCTATCCTTGAAAATCCATGACGTCCACGTCGGATGAAGTCATACTGTTGTTGCAGGTTCACCATATAGAATGGCAAGTCACTATTATCAAGTTCACTGGGATCAGCAATGTGAAGCTGAATAAAGTCGGATAATGTTTCAGTAACAACGTCGCCCATGGCTATTGACGCTGCCGCAGGGAGAACTTTTGTTGTGCTTGGAGCAATAGTCATCCTGGACAATAGTGCCAACAACCTCTGATACTCATCTCTGGTTAGCGACTGTTTGGCTAGCTCTAGTGACCACGAACAAACGTCTGTTTTGCTTCCTCGTTTTGTGGTCACGTCAGCCAGGGTCTTAATCATCTCCATATCATGGTCGTCCAGTTCTATCTCAAAGTAACTGGTGAAATTATCCATAAATTCAGAAAACTGCTTCTGGAAGAAGTTGAATTTCTTCCTCCCTTTCTTGACTAGCTCTGCCTTAAACACTTCACTTGGTTTCATATGGCACCTCTGTTGGCTCTTGAATGCTATTACAAAATATAGTATAACAC